TCCAATGCGATGATCTATTAATCAGTTCAGCTTTTGTTTATGAGCTCGATGAAACACTTGCTCACTATGACTTACGTGGTGAGATCTCAAGAAAGATCGGCTATGCACTAGCAGAGAACTACGATAGAAGAATCTTCAGAGCTATATCTAAAGCTGCTAGACAGGCTTCACCAGTCACTATGACTAACTTTAAGGAGCCAGGTGGAAGTATGCTTAAGGTTGGTGCAGATACAAGTACAGACAAGAAAGACGCTTACGATTCAGATAAGTTGGTAGATGCATTCTATGATGCTGCAGCTATTCTAGATGAGAAGGGTGTTTCTGGTGATGGACGTGTAGCTGTTCTTAACCCAAGACAGTACTATGCACTTATACAAGCTGTAAGTTCTAATGGTTTAATCAACCGTGACGTACAAGGTACAGCACTACAGTCTGGTAATGGCATCATTGAAATTGCAGGTATTCGTATCTTCAAGTCAATGAACATTCCATTCTTTGGTAAGTATGGTACATCTGCTGATCCTAACAGAACAGGATATGACTCTAAAGACAACTTCGGTGACTTTGTTGGAGCAACCATGGATGACATGGAGCAAGCTGCTAACGGAGGTACACCAGCTGGTGGACAGAAGTCTGTAAACAACTATGGTACAGCTACTAAGTTCGCTAACAGCTGTGGACTAATCTTCCAGAAGGAAGCCGCAGGTGTTGTCGAGGCAATTGGACCACAAGTTCAAGTAACAAACGGAGACATATCAGTCGTTTACCAGGGAGATGTTATTCTAGGAAGGCTCGCAATGGGAGCCGACTTCCTAAACCCTGCATGTGCAGTTGAGTTGATTGCTGGTATTAACACAGCATCCTCTAATGCTACAGGTTGGGATGGATCTGGTACTGAGAACACAGCTATCTCTAACGCTTCTTTCTCATAAACTAAATAATATAATTAACCAACATATCGGGGGGCTTCGGCTCCCCTTTTTTTTATTCACAAATATTTATACCTATGGCTACCTCAACAATTGACACCGATACAGAACTATCCGCAGTGAACTCAATACTGGGTGCCATCGGTCAGTCTCCAGTTACCAATCTCAATTTCGATAACCCTGAAGTCTCCTTTATTTATAACATTTTAACAGAAGTTAACAAAGACGTTCAAAATGAAGGTTGGCATTTCAACACAGAGTATCATGTTAAGACTACACCAGATGCTAATAAGCACATAACTCTACCAACTAACACCTTAAGGTTTAGTTTAAACAATGGTGTAGCTGATAAAACTGTAGATTTAGTTGTAAGAAATGGTAGATTATATGATCTTGTACATCACACTGATGAATTTGCAGGTGATTTATATCTTGATGTTACAACATTATATGAATTTGAAGATCTACCTAATGTATTTCAACGTCACATTACCTATAGATCAGCAGTAAGAGCGGCTGCACAGCTTGTATCTAACCCTAGCTTAGTGCAACTTCTATCACAAGATGAAGCTAAATCTAGAGCCGCATGTGTAGAGTACGAATGCGATCATGGTAATCCATCATTCTTCGGTACACCACACGATAGTTACTACCCATCATATCAACCTTATAAATCACTAAGTAGAGTCTAATGGCAAGTGTTACACAAACGGTACCTACATATACAGGTGGTATATCTCAGCAGCCAGATGAGCTAAAGGTACCAGGCCAAGTTAATAAAGCTAAGAACGTCATACCTGATGTAACTAATGGTCTTATGAAGCGTCCAGGTGGGCGTTTAGTAGCTAGTTTATCTGACTCAGCTACCTTGACTATACCAGATGGATCGAATACCCAAACTCAATATGACCCTGACTCCCAAACAAACGGTAAATTCTTTAGTTATTACCGAGATGAAGATGAGCAATACTTGGGTCAAATATCTAGAACAGGTGATGTCAGGATGTGGAAATGTACTGATGGCTCACCAGTACCTGTTGTCTATGATGGTGGATCAGGTAGTTCATCTGAAACTGCATTAAAATTATATCTAAATCATAATGCTGATGACGATGTACAGTCATTAACATTGAACGATTATACATATATTACTAATAGAGCTACGTTAAAGAGTGATGGTACAACAGCTCACCCTAAAACAACAGTAGCAATGTCAGCAACAGTGGAACCTGTTAGACCTGCTGAAGTATTTATTAATTTAAAAAAGATACAGTATGCAAGTCAGTATGCATTAAACTTATGGGATAGTTCAACAGTATCTGAAGTAAGTACTGCTACTAGAATTGAAGTTACTAGACAATATGATAGCTCTAATGGTTGTAATGGTAGTGGTGTATTAAGTGGACTGCCTACAGGTGGTAACCGTTGTACTAATGCTGCAGGTAGTGATCAAGACGCATACTGCCCTAATGTAGCTACCAGAATATTTGCAGTTAATTCAAATATGTCAGGAGACTCTGCAGATGCTAATGGGCAATCACATACTTATGCAGTTACCCGTGGTGGTAGTACTGTAGCTACTAACGCTGCAGCTAACCTATACTTCCGTATTGCTACTATAGGTCAATCAGTAGCACAAGGTGGTAGTCAATCTGAACCTGATTATCAGTGTAGATATACTACAACCCATGATTTACTATACGGTGGAGAAGGTTGGGAAACTGGAGATTACTTTGATCTCTGGATGAATAATGCTAGATATAGAATAACTATAATGGATCATAGTGTGTCTAAAGTACAGGCTACTATGAACAGTCAAACAGGTTCAGGTTTAATTCGACCTATACCTACACCATTTGATAATGAAACTACGATCACTGCTGAAAGCATCATTGGTGATATCCGTACAATTATAGAAGCTTATAACAATGGTATAGATAACACTGAAACTAAGCAGATTGGTACAGGATTATATTTGACTAATGGTAGTACATTTAATGCTAGTACACCTAATAAGGACTTAATGACTGTCATAACAGACAGTGTTAATACTGTTGAGGATCTACCACAAGAATGTAAGCATGGTTATGTTGTTAAAGTAAAGAACAGTGAAAGCGAACAAGATGATTACTACCTAAAATTCTTTGGTAAGAATAATCAGGATGGCCCTGGAGTATGGGAAGAATGCCCTGAGCCTGGCCGAAAGGTAGAGTTTGATAAAGAAACCATGCCCATCCAAATCGTACGCTTACAGGACGATACAAGTGGTACTATCACAGGCACAGCAAATGCAATCTATTTCAAAGTAGGTTATCCAGATTGGGAAAATTGTTTAGTAGGTTCTTGGGATGCAACAGCTGAAACAGGTACCGTACCTGAGCCAAGTTTTGTTGGAAAAAAAATTTCCAGGATGGTGTTCTATCGAAATCGACTTTGTGCATTAGCAGATGAAAATATCATCATGTCAAGACCTGGAAGTTTCTTTGACTTTTGGTCTAAGACTGCAATGGTCTTCTCTAACATTGATCCTATAGATGTATCATGTAGTTCTACATACCCTGCTATTATATATGACGCTGTACAGAATAATAGTGGACTAGTTTTATTTACACCAAATCAACAATTCCTATTAACAACAGACAGTGATATTTTAAACCCTACCACTGTTAAGATAAACGCCTTATGTACCTATAATTATAACTTTAAAACTAACCCTATAAATCTGGGTACTACAGTTGGCTTCTTAGATAACGCTGGTAAATATACTAGATTCTTTGAACTAGCTAA